CTTGATCGAGCGCCCAGGTGGCCACGCGCTGCGCCGCCGCCACGCCGTCCCATTCCGTCTCGGGGTCAGCCACCGGAAGGTCGCTCCAGCCGGACGCCCGTACAGCCGGAGCCAGCGTGGCGTTGTGCGTCTCCAACTCGGCCGCGTACTCCTGCGGGTCCATCTCGGTCAGCGGAAGGGCGCGAGCCTCAGCGAAAGCGGGGATCGGCACGAGGGTGGCCGCGCTGATCCTGCCCTTCGTGACCTCGATGTCGGGACGCTGCTCGGCCGCGTACTGGCCGGCGTCTGCCGGGTCGATCTGGTGAAACTCCATGTCGTCCAGGTCGACGGACGGTCCGATGACGCCCTGCTCCAGGAGCATCCGGGCCTCATTCACGTCCTCGGCCAGCCGGGGAAGCTGCTCGGGGTCCGGCTTGAAAAGCAAGCCGAAACCCCATGGGGCGCCGTCGTCCTTGTACGTCACGCCGTCCAGGGTGCCGATCACGACGGAGCCGGTATGGCCCTGGCCGTCCTGGCGCTGCCACTTCAGGCCCAGCGGCAGGTCCCGGTTGGTGAGAGCGCCGGCCGCGAAGCGCCGCTTGTCGCCGGTTGGCTTCCCGATGGGCGCCAGCAGCGCGGGACCCCATCGGGTGACCGTGGTTCCACGCGGGTCCGGTCCAGCTGGAGATATGGTCACGGCCTCGTCGTCGGCCGCGAACTCGTCCGGGCAGTCCGTGCACGGCTCGTCGGCCATGATCGCTCCTCGCCTACAGCTCGTCGAGATTGTCAGGAACCTCGGACGGATCATCCCACGTCTGCGCAGGTAGACCCTCGATCTCGATCACCTTGTCCTGGATGTCCTTGGGAAGGTCCTCCCAGGTTGCCGTGTTCATGCCGGCCTCCAGGTACGCCTGGCGCACAGCGTTGGCGTCCACGGGATGCGCGTCGTGACCACCCAGCGCGTCCGCCAGCCGGTTGTACAGGGCAACCGCGCCGTCTTCGGCCTGCTACTCTGCCTCCTGAACGATCAGGACTGACCGGTTCAGCCAGTTGTACGCCGGCTTACCCGGCTTCGCCACGTGGTGAGAGCTCATGCCCCGGGCGCCCTGGTAGCCGATCGGATCGATCCGAATCCCGTCCAGGCCCTTGGCAGCAGCGTACCTGCCCGGGTCGTACAGGGTACCGACCTCGTACCGGCCGCCCTTGGCCTGCGACTGAGGCTTGGCGATCTTCTCGGCTTCCTTGGCCAACTTCTCGTGCGTGTCCACCAGCGCGGTCTTCGGAATCAGCGCACGCATCACGCTGTTCTTGGTGCCATCCGAGTACTGGCGAACGATGCTCTTATCCGTGGCGAAGTAGTACCCGTTGCCGAATACTCCACGACCATTCCACGCCGGACCTGACCGGAACTCCTCGTTGATCTTCGCGGCGCTCTTACCGCCACCGCCGTTAACGCCCCGCCACACCTCGATGTAGTCGCCGGTGGCGAGGAGTCGGTCTATCTCTGCCTTGGTAGCCACAGTCGGCGTGTCGTCGAATCCCTGCATGGCCATAATGGCGCCCAGGCGATCGTCATAGACCTTCCCGGAGAAATTCTTACGGGCCTGCTTCACGTCCTGACGAAGCTTGTCAATAGCGGTCTTATCGGTCAACAGGTTCACGCCCTTGGATGGCTTGTGCGCTACCGGCTTGGGGACACTCAGACGCGGTAGCTTCTTGGTAACGGGTCCAGGTGCGACAGGGCCAGCATGAGCCGCCGGGAACAGGCTCATCACGTTCTGCTCCAGCTTCCCGCCGGCCAGCGGGGAAAGCAGCTTGCCCTTCTTGTCCAGTTGCTTGATCTCATCGGCCGTCATCCACTTCGCGTCAGACGTCTCGGCGCGAGCGTGATGCGTACTCAGGTCAGGGGTGAGCTGTTTCGGCACAGTGGCCGCGATGGTCGTGTACTTCCACTCCCCTCCAGGTGGGCCCACCACACCATGGATGGCGAACACGTGCTCACCATGCACGCGAGCTCCGTCCAGGTCGCTGGCCTTGAACCCCAGCTCCTCGATCGTCTCCCGGGTTGCCCCCTGGTGCGGCGTCTCCTTGGAGTCGATAGCACCTCCCGGGAACTGCCACTTCCCCGGGTCGCTGATTCCGGGGCCACGCTCGATCATCAGGTACCGGGTCTGTCCGTCACTGCCGATGTGACGGAGCATGACGCCGGCCGCACCGTGCTTCCCCCACGGTCCCGTGGTGCCGTCTGTCTTGCGCGTCCAGCCGTCGCCGCTCGTGCCCTTGTCGGTGGCCTGCTTCATCAGGCCGGGGGTACCGAGAGGATCTGTCACCCGACTCTGCCCGGCCACCGCGTTGGCGGGGATGTTGACCGGCTGGTTCGGGATCGTCCCCAGCGGCGTACCGGGCGGGGTGAAGTAGCCAATCAGCCGGTCGGCCTTGGTCGCGTTGGCGCCCTTGGCCGTGGTCTTGATGTAGGACAGGTCCCCGAGAAGGTGCGACTGCTCGGCCGCGTTGAGCTGGTGGAAGTCGGCCGTCTTGAGCCCGCCGTACGTGGCGAGCTGATGAGCCGTGGTGTGCGCCTTCGGGTGCAGACCGTAGATCGTGTCCAGGGCAGCCTGAACGTTCGGGGCGTTGGTCTTGGTGATGGCGGGAGTCGGTGCGTGCGGCGGCGTCCAGCCTGGATGGAACCGGGCCATGAGCGCGGTGTACGCGGGAGTGTTGGTCGACGCCACGGCGGCCAGGTCCCGGTCAATAATCTCCGCGTATGCCTTGGGCAGCGATGCGTAGTCAGCCGTGGTGAGCCTGTCGAACTCCTGCACCTTACTGGAGAGCGAGCCGGAGCCCAGAGGATCGATGGCGTTGATGACGTTGAGAACGTGAGCGTGTCTATTCGTATTCTGATCGGTCAGCCGGTCAATCCTGCGCTGAAGCGAGTACCTATCATCAGCGGAGACCGTGGGGCCGACGCCATCCGCCAGGTTCTGCATGTCCGCCAGGATCTCCTTGCGGTCGCCCACGTCCAGCGTGTTCGCCCATGCAGGCTTGGATATCAGCAGGTAGTTCGCCGCCCTATCTGCGGGATCGGTGTCGTGCTTATCTATGGTCGCGGATAGGACCGCTTCACGAAGAGAAGGATCCGAATAGGACGGGTAGATACCATCCCACTTCGCGGCGATATGCCGGGCCTCTCGCCGCTCAGCTTGAGTAGGACTATTGAACATCAATTGCGCAAGGATTGACTTGACGAAATCTCTGTGCCCAGCGGGGAGTGCCGCGAGATCTTTATCCGACAGTGCGCCGTAGACGGCCAGCCGCCCGCTTCTACTCGCATATGTATCGTGCGAGATATCGATAGCCGTTTGCTGATGGGCGTTGTATTTGGTGTTATCTATGACATCCAGGATCTTTTGATTTCTACTCCCCTGGTCTGGCAAGCCGGCACCGATCTTCGCCTCGATAGCCTTGCGCAGCTTGTTCTGGGTGGCCGGCTCCAGGGCATCGAATCGGTCGCGTCCGGTATAGCCCCCGCTGAGCGACCTGAAGATCAGGGAGACGGCACCGTCCGTGCCTCCAGCCGCGATCAGTTTGGCCACGCCCTCGTTTCGGCGCTCCAGGATGGCTTCCCGCAGGACAGGCGGAAGTTGTGCCAGGTGCTTCTGGTCGACCGCGTACAGATCCTCCACCTTGTAAAGGGTCGGGAACCACTGACCGCCCCTGCTGGGCAACTCCGTGGCTACCGATTGCGCCATCCGGACCGCGCTCTTGTCGCCAGGAATGCTGGCCTGGTACGACTCGGCCTCGGTGAGCATCCGGGCGCGCAGCCACAGCGGGAGGGACGTGTCCGCCACCAGTGCGGCCCGGTGCTTCTCCAGCTCAGCCTGATGTTGCGGGTTACCGCGCGCCGCCATTCTGGCCGTCGAGAAGGCCAGGGGGATTGACTGCGGGTCCTTCTCTGACTTCAGCTTGTCTAGCGCGGGGAAGACGGGTGCCTTACCAGTCTTCGCCTCCTCGGCCGCGAGCTCGCCGAAGCTCGGCGCGTGATCCCACTTCCGGCTGGTCTCGGATGGAACCGACGTCGTCGTAGCGATCCGATGCAGCTCCCGTGCGCGCTCCGAGCTGTTCGGGAAGCCCAGGCGTCCGATGGTCGCCAGTCGATCGAGCACGATCTGCCGATCCTTGTTGTCCATCTGGGCCAGCTCCGGACGGGACAGGCCAGCCGCGTGCGTCACGGCATCGCCATGTGACCCAGACCGGGCAGCCGTCACGGCCGAATTCACCCGGTCGCTGTATCCCTTGGCTACCATGGCAGCGCTCGGGGTCGTCGGGGTCGAGCTCGGTGCGCTCGGTGCGCTCGGTGTGGCCGGCTTGCCGGGCGTACCGGTGGCGCCCATGGGGTCCAGGCGGTTGATCGTCTTGTCAATCTCGACGCGCTTCTTGGGATCCAGGAACTTAGCCCGAGCCGCATCAAGGTCCTTGCGGATGCGGTCCGGGAGTGCGTCGAACTCGCTCTTGCCGAGCTTGCCGTACGCCTCCATGTGCACCTTGGCCAGGTGGGATCCCTGCGCACCACGATGCGCCACGTTGACGGCGTGCTGAACGTGCACCGGCCGCGTCCCCGCTGGCCCGGCCGGAGCCGGCGGAGCCGGTGGCGTAGAGGGAGCCGCTGGTGCAGCGGGAACGGACGGCGTGGGCGCCTTGGCCAACTCGTCCTTCACGCTCTGAGGCATACCCGGCGTACCGGCCTCCACGTGACTGGAGATGTCGGCGTGGAGCTTGGCCTTCGTCTTGTCGTCCAGCCCGCCGACCTTCTTGTCGATCTTGTCAACAAGACCGGTGATCGAATCCTGCATGAGCGGGTGATCGGTCAGCTTGGCCCCCGCCGGCTGTCCTGCCTTGATCTTGGCCATGGCGATCTTCACGCGACCCGGTACCACGCCCGTCTTGCCCTGAACCCCGGACACCACGTCGTGCATGCTCTGCGCCTGCATGCCGGTCTTGGCGTCGGTGAGCTGGGCCGCCCGTACGGGGACGTTGGTCGTGACCTTGCTGGAGATGTCGGCCAGGACGTCCTTGGCTCCCTGCGCGGACGGCGGCGTAAAGCCCGGCTGCGGCTTCGTCGGCGCCGTGTACGTGATCGGCTTGAGGAGGCTCTTGGGCACTGGTGACCCGAGGGCCTGGAGTGCCCTGATCTTCGCCTCGCGCTTGGTGTTGGCCTTGGCCACCCGATCCTTCTCGTACGCGTGGTACGCCCCAGGTGCCACCGCGTGCAGCGTGTGCTTCCATCCCTTGCACGGACCAGGGTGCAAGGGGTTGCGGCAGAACTGATCCACTCCGCACATCCAGTGCGACGCCGCGACGAGGGCGTACAGCTCCTCGAACTCCGCTCCCGGGAGCGCGTACAGATCCGCCTCAGCCGCCCATCCCGACGCGGAGAACCCCGCCGGAGACGGATAGGTCAGCGGGAACTTCGCCCCGTGGACCGCCTTGTGGACCGCCTTCTTGAGCGCGGCATGCTTGGCGACCGCGTGCGCCCTGGCGTTCGCCCGCGCCACCTGGGCGGCGTAGTGCGCCTGAGTGGCCGCGTTGCGCGCCTGCGCGGTGTCGTGCGCCTTCTGGGCGTTAACCCGGGCCTTGTCCTCAGCCTGGATGGCCTGTCCATGCTTGTGCAGCGCGCCCGCGTAGTCACGTACCGCCGCTTGGACGCCCGCGTGCCGCTGGCCACCGCGAGCGCCGAGCTGCTGAGCCAGGCCCTGGGCGTGCTGGACGGCTGCGGTGTAGCTGGCCGCCGCCTGCTCCTGGGCGATGCGCTGAGCGTCGGTCTTGGCCGCCGGAGCGTTCGGCACGGGAGCGAACCTCGGCGGGGTGATGACCTTGGGGGGCGCGATAGCCGTGCCCGGATGATGCACGCCCTTGCAGATACCGGGCTTGCGGGTGGCAAGACAAAAGTCTTCCTCGCACCTGGAGTGAGGATCGATCGCGTACAGCTCCATGGCCGCACTGGACGTGACCGAGCGCGGCGGGCGATGCATGGACTCACTGATCTCGTAGTCCTTGTTCTTACCCTTGTTCTCCACGAACCCATGACTCTTGTACCACGCCGTCAGCTTCGCCTTGCTGGTCTTGCGGTCGCCGGCCAGTGGCTCCGGAGTGAGGGTCAGATGGACCCCATGGGAGTCTGCGGCCTTGGTCAGCTCCCGCATCACAGCCCCGGCGTGGCCCTTGCCTCGCTCGCTCTCGGGCGTACGGATCAGACTGATCTTCGCGTGCCCGCTGCCCTCGGTATGGCCAACGTGAAGCTGAACGTGAGGATGCCTGGCCTTGATGTCCTCAAGCGCGGCGGCGAACTTGCCCCCATGGCCACGGGGATGCAGGCCCTCCTCCCAGGCGTACAGCCCCAGGTCGACCGGCGACGGTGCGGTCACGGCTTCCCCTTCCCGTGCCGGTTGGATAGGTCGATCTTCTCACCTGGACGCGCCAGCACCATAGAACAGCGGCAAGCAATGACTTCCTCGGCCAGCGCGGCGGGACCGTGGGCGCCCGGATGATCGAGAAGTGCGGCGCCGACCGCGAACGGTGCCGCTAGCGGCACCCGCTGAGCACCCTCGGCGCTGCCCACATCGGCCGCCAGGTGGGTCGGCCTCGTCCGGGCGTCATGCGTGCACAGCCAGCCCTTCTCCCACTGGCCGCCGGCCGTGGCCGCGTAGCCGTGAAAGCCGGCCAGGGTGCCGGCGTTGTAGGCGCCGATGGCCTCGGTACGGGCGATGACCAGCGCGCGGTTGCGCCAGGTGGCCACCTCGTTGTCGTCCAGGATGGTGTGCACGCGGGCCGCCAGCTGATCGATGGACCAGCCCTCGTTGGTTGCGGCCTGCACCTCCTTGCGCACCAGGGCGAACACTCCATCTGGGACGTTGCTCAGGCGGTTGCTCACACCCTGGAGGTAATTGTCCACATAGGAGGTTGGAACGGGGGTGTGCAGCATGACGTACGAGAAGCCGTCGTCCACGATCTCCCGGACCACGGTGTCCACGATCGGGTCCACGCCCAGCCTGAAGGCGCCTCGCATCGACTCCACGGCCCACGGGTCCACCACCTGGTGCGACACCACCCGGCCGCGCAACTTGTCGAACCAGCCGGACAGGAACCCCGTGTATGCCTGGTAGAACCGACGCTCTGCCCGTACCAGCGCGGCGAAGCGCCGCAGGCGTGACGGCCACCACGGGTCAGGCAGCCCGGCCGCCAGCGCCACGGCACCGACCGCGAGGGGCGCACCCGCACCTGGGCCACTACTGGGCGGCTGAGCTGGTTCCTGGGCAGTCTCGTCAGGCTGCGTCATTGCTCAGGCCCGCCTTGGCCAGGACCAGCGTCAGCAGGTCGGCGTCGTGCGGGTGTCCCCTGATCAACAGCTCCGAGCAATACTGCGCGAGCAGGTTCTCCAGCTCGCGGGCCGGTACCCCGTAGTGCCGGGCCAGGGTGGGCACGTGCGCCCAGGCGCCCTGCATGAGCACGGCCGCCTGCGCGGCGTCGAGCACCGACACGCGGGTGTGCATGTCGAACCGGGCTACCTCGGCGTACTGCGCCCGGTTGTTACGGGTGAGCAAGCGGTTTCCGGCCAGCTCCAGCGCGCGCAGCACCACCTGTTCGGTAGCAGGCACCATGGCGGCGAACGCGCTGACCGGCGCCGGCTTCTTTTTTGCCCGCTGAGCTGGCGTGGCCTGGTCGGTGGGCATCTGCGGGATGGCGTTGGGATCCTGCGTGGCCTGGTCGCCAGAAGGCAGCGCGTTCGGATCCATCTGCCCATCTGGAGGCAGCATCTCGGGCTGAGGCGGCATCGGCGGGGGCGGCGGCTCCAGGCCCAGCGTGACGATCTCCGGCGGAACGCCCAGCAGCTTGGCGATACCCGGCGCGGCGATCAGCGGCGGGTTGGCCTTGACGATCTGCCACATCATCCACTTGAGCTGGGACTTCGCGTTCGGCAGGTCGTCGCCGTCGAAGTTTCCGGCGGCGATCATGGACTCGTCGTTGAGCAGGCCGCGATCCCAGAGCGCCTGCGCGTCTTCCATCCGGTTGGGCCGGACAGTCAGCGGGCTCGTGTCGTACCAGAGGGTGTACTTGTCCGGGTCCAGCTTCAGCGCCTTCAGCGCCGGCTTCAGGTACGCCGTGGTGAGCGCGTCGCAGATCCTGACCAGCACCGGTTCGATGAACAGCTTGATCGAGGACTCCTCGATCTGCCACGCACCCCAGTGATTCGCATCCCCCTGGCCCAGCAGGTCCTCAGGCGCGATGTCCAGACCCAGAGCGAGACGGCGGATCGTCTGGTCGAGCTTCTTCTCGATCTCAGCCGTCAGCGGCGTGTCGAACTTGATGTGGGCGAAGCTCTGGCTGATGTCGGCGTACCGGTTGTCCCCGGTCGGCACCGTAGCCATGATCGGGACCAGGCCGGATGCCGTGCCGGCTCCGGTCAGCTGCGCACGGGCCGCCTCCAGGATCATGTCCATGAGGCCCTGCACGCCGCCGGTCGTTCCCTCGGCATGCGGGAAGTCGATGCCCTCGCGCATGAGTAGGATGCCGGCCGATATCAGTCGGGAGTCGATCTGGCTGAAGCAGAGCTGGGTCAGGCGCTCGATTTCGCGCAGGATCGGCAGCACAGCCCGGCTCGGGGAGTCGGCGACGTCGAACAAACGCGGGTGCGGGGTCCAGATCCGCATCAGCATGTCTTTGCCCTTGGTCAGCTCCCGCCATCCGCCACCGATGGTCATAGGTCGCTTGACCTTGACGCCAGCGCCACCGTTCGAGCGACGAAGCTCGGCCGCGCTGACCACGTACCAGTTGTCGGAGTCGTTGCGACTGGCCGCCGCCTCGGCCACCGTGTAGCACTCGCCGGCTACGTAGTTCTGCACGCCGATGACGCGCAGACCTTCGCCCTTGGCCGCCGGGCCACCGAAGATGGTTTCGGAGAGCACCTGGACTTGCGGGTCCTTGGCCTCCTTGCCGGGTCGTCCCAGCGCGTCCACCTCGGCGACGTACAGCCGGCAGCGACTCAGGGCATTCGCGTGCCTATTAGCCGCAAAGCGGTATTCGCCGCAGATGTCATATTGGCGCCACGCTTCACGCTGCCACTCCAGGTCACGGAAGCGCAGAGCGTTGGACGACTGGCCTTCTAGCTGGACCTGAGCTGCGGCGGCGACCAGGGACGGCATACCCGCCGGCTCGGGCAGCAGGTCAGAGACTGCTGGAAGCTGCGCGACTGGCGTACGCCGTAGGCCCATGGGTCACCCTTCATGCTGGGCGAGAAAGCCCGCCAGGTAGCTGAACGCCAGGGCCAGGGCAGGCACGACCAGCCAGGGGGAAGTGCCCCGAAACCAGACGAGTGGCGCGGCGATAGCCCCAGCGTAGATCGAAACGCACCATGGGCACATCGCCATGTACGCCAGCAGGGGCGGCGGGTTCTGCTCCATCGCCAAGCGGAGGTTCTGTCTACGTAGTTCCACTTGGCTGAAGGGCGACAGAAGCTCCTTGTTGATGTTGTCGATCCAGGGGAAGGCACGACGATAGCGCCAGTGCACGAAGGCCAGCCGGGGCTTCTCGGTGAGCTTGTCTGATGCGATCAGGCGCGTCACCCGGGCGACAGCCAGCGCGTACACGAGGATCATTGCCGGCTGCATGCAGACAGCATAGGGTGCCGGCCCACGAACCGAGCGAACCAGTCCGGCTTACGGCCGCCGCTGGATCCGGGTCCACGGCTGCCAGGCGTACGCGAAGTGCAGGCAGAGGAACGCCAGGGCGATCCACACCAGGTTGACCGAACCCAGGTGCGCGCCGAACGCTGCGAACACGAAGACGACGGCGGCGATGATAGCGAACATGCCGTGAGCGTACGCCCGAAGTCACCCGTAGGCCCCTCCACCTGGAAGCCCGCTGGCCAGCGGGGACAGCCGCGTGATGGGCAGCGACTCATTGACTGGGCTGACAGCCTGGGCCGCCAGGGACTCGCGGCCGGCCAGCCACAGGATGGCGTACACCAGGGCGTCTACACGGTCGGGACTCTTGGGCGTCTCCTCGGGTACCCAGCTCACCTGTTGGGTTTCCAGGTCGGCCAGCTCGGCGGCGTGCGAGACGCGCCCCTGTTCGTATCTCGCGGCCACCGGCTCGGCGCGCAGGCGCTTGCCCACCTTGGCCGTGATCGCGCGCATGGGTGGCGCTCCACCTGGAGGGAACAATCCCTCCTTCTGCATCGCCAGGTACGCGTCATAGAGCACCTGGCGTAGCCACTTCTTGCCCTGGTTGTCCTCGTACAGCAGCACCGACGCGCCGTACGCGATGACCATCTCCCAGGCCCGCCGGGCGGCGGCGTTGCCGACGACGCGCTTGGACCAGTCGCCGAGCACGTAGTCTCGCCCGTCCACGCCCCGCCCGGCCGCGATCAGGCCACACTCGTCGGAGGTGGGATCGTCTCCGCCGGCCGCGTCCATGGCAACGACGACGTTGGTCAGCTCCGGGGTTTCCTTGACCCGATGCGGCTCAATCCAGTCGAGCTCCCACAGCGCGCCCTCGACCTCTTCCAGCAGATCCCCGTGTAGCTCCTGGCGTCCCAGGCGGGTGCCGTGGTAGCGACGGTGCAGCTCGGCGATGACGGGGGCGGCCAGGTTGGAGGCGTTGTCGTACGTTGAGCCGCTGGTCAGATGGACTGATCCATCCGTACGGCGCCGCCACTCCAGCAGCTGGATGACCAGCTTCGGGGTGGTGGTGACGAGCGCGCGGGGGAAGTCGCCGGGGATGTCGGCCCGCAGGCCGGGCATGATACCCTCTGTCCAGGAACCGTCCGGTTTGGGCCACTTTGCGAACTCATCGCACCAGGCCGATGCGGCGTTGTAGCCACGACCCACGTCCTCGTCGTCGGCACCCTCAATGTAGATCTTCTGTTCGTGCTCGAAGATCTCCACGAACGGCTTCGGCGCCTTCCAGAGCCGCCACGTCCCGCCCGCGTCGAACTGGCTGCGCCGCTCCGCACCCAGCCTGCGCTGGAGTACGCGCTTGATGCCCGCCGAACCTGCCACGCACTGGCGCATGGCGTCCGTCAGGGTCTCGGCGATCAACAGGTGCTCGGTCGGGCGCCCCTGGGTATCCAGCGGGTAGCGGATGCACCGGTCCACGATCCATTCGGATCCGGACTGGGACTTCCCCCAGCCCCGGCCAGTCAGGATCAGCCAGACGAACCAGTCACCTGGCGGGGATTGCTGCTCTGGCCGACCGAGCCACCACCACTCGCCGCGTGCCATTTCGCTGATGGCCCAGTCCGGCTGCCCGGCCAGCCAGGACGCCTGCACCTCGGGCGGTAGCTTCGCCAGCTCCTGCATCGGTGAGAGCGCCATGACCGCAGGGTACCGGGCGATCATGGGATGGCTTCAGGTCCACGGACAGCCGGCGTCCAAGGTAGGCCAGGGCGAGCAGGCTCGGGGTGAAGTAGTGGTGCCCGAGCAGCGCCTGTTCTGTCATGGCTACCAAGCAGTCGGCCAGCACGAGCAGGAGCGTGCGCACGAATGCGTGTCGCCATAGGTACCGAAGGTCATCCACTGTCCGCTCCTCTCATGTGGACACAATGTAGAGCCCCGCTTGACATCTTGTCAAGCGGGGCTCTACATGTTGGTACGGGAGTGCTAGAACCTACTGGCCGGCCTGCATCGTGTTGACGAACTCGTCAACCGCCCAGCCGATCCCCTCCAGTGCGGCGAGGATGTCATTGGCCATATCCTGGACCGCGTTCAGGGCACGCAGCATCTCGTCTAGCTTCTCCTGGATTCCAGCGAACATTCGCAGAATCGTATTGAGGTGCCCGGAATCCAAGTTGCCCCACGCGGCCATAAACTGCGCCACCGCGCTCTCTACGCCAGACTTCGCCAGCCGGACAGCTTCGCCCGCGCTATTCGTACGCTCATCGGTAAGCAGGACCGCCCCAGCCACCTCGTTTTCCGTGTACGACCTAGCGGCCTGCGCCGCCGCAACGGATTCAGCGAAACTCACTCCAGAACCTCCAGTCCGGCGATCAACGGCCGGCGTCAAATCGATCAGTGGCTTGATGACAACGAACCCCGGCCGCGTCCCACGAACAGGCATCTGGTCCGGGGGAACGAACTCGTCTTCCCGGTGCGGGTCGTCTCGCTTGTTGTCCCATCCTCTCCGGTCGGATCGCGGCGGCCTCGCGGTGCCCCCGACGTGATAGCCCCCACCCGGACCTTCGGGCCTATGGGCAGCGTCCCGGTAGGGCTCACTGTGCAGGGCCTTTAGTTCCGTCCACCGCTGGTCCGCCTCCACGTCGAGACGCTGCGCCTCGTTGAACGCCGCGACCCGCCGGGTTGCGGCGTCGTCCACGCTCGCCGGGTCGGGATGCTCCGGCGGCTCGTACCCGCCCTGGTACAGGTGCGGCTCATCCCTACTCATCGGTCATGCCTCCCGGCCCACGTAACGCGAGCCGGATCTCGATGATCAGCGCCAGCACGGCCACTGCGAAGCAGGCGATAACAACGCCGTCGTGGTGAAAGTAGTTGATCCAGATCCACTGGACAGCGCCCAGAAGCCAGGTCGGCAACATGGCAACGAAGTGGGTCAGCGCCTGAAGCACGGCATCCTCCTCGGGAGAGATCGGGTACGGATGGCCAGGACGGCGAACGCCACCACCAGCGCGAAGGCCTTCAGCGCGTACCAGCCGAGGAACAGCGGCCAGGTCAGCAGGAGCACCCAGCCGGCGGCCACGTGGCGCCGGTGGGCGCACCGGCCGCAGCGGCAGCTGGTCACCGCAGGAACAGGAAGAACAGGGAGTCCACGAACGCTAGGAGCGCAACCAGAACGGCCACGGAGATCCAGGGGTTGGGCTCCTTGACGGCCTCGATCACGCGGTCCACGCGGTAGGTATCGGTCGAGCCGGCCGAGGCTCGCCAGGCTGCCTGGCCCGCCTCTCGCCGCCTCTCGTTCTTGGTCATGGGGCGCCTCCTCGCTTGTATGGGGTGAGTCTACAGTGTATCGTGAACTCACGAAGACCACAACCTAGCGAGGGGAACCTATGACCGACTACCCCGAACACGACAAGCTGACCAAGGTCGAGGATCAGACCCAGGCCATCGGCGAGTTCCTGACGTGGGCCTCCAACCAGGGCTACTGGCTGATGAGCCACGGCCGGACCACCTGGGCCGACACTCAGGCGTGCCGAGTCTGCGTCCACACGTCCATCGAAGGCACCCAACGCTGCAAGGCCGACAAGCGCTGTCCACAGTGCCAGGGCACTCACGTGCGCCAGGTGGAGCGCGTGGCCGAAGGTTGGGTCCAGGCGCCCATGATGAACGTCTTGCTAGCTCAGTACGCGGGCATCGATCCCGTGGCCCTGGAAGCCGAGAAGCGCGCGATGCTAGCCAGCCTGCGAGCCGGCCATGGCGGATGACGACGGCCTGAGCCTGCTCGATCGGCTCAACATCGTGGATCTCGGGGCCGAGGAGTCGCGGCGCAACGGCGAGGCGCCGTGGTCAAGCACCGACCGTACGGAGCTGGCCAGCCATCCCGCCTTCGTTGCCATGACCCAGCGGGCGTTTGAGATGGGCCAGGTCCAGCACTGCCCGGTCCACGAGGAAGAGTCCGACTGGGTGCACAGACAGGACCTGGATAGAGATCAGGACGACGAGCGCGAGGCGGGGTACCGGGCCGCGCTGCGCGATGTAGCAAGCAAGCGGATCAAGAACGTGCAGGCGGGGCGCCGGCTGCGTGGACGAGTAGGGCGGAAGGTAGGAAAGAAATGACGGTACTGCGCGACAAGGCGACCGGGATCTACTTTGAGGAGATCCGGTACTGCGAGCTCCAGGGCAACGATGTGATCCTGCCGTGGGGTCTTGAGGTT